GTAGTACGAGTCGAGAGGGATCAGGAGTATATCGACTCGATGGAAGTAGAAGTAAAGCAGTTTTTAAGCGAGGTCTTAGACCTATTTAACCAACTAAAAGCGAGGCAGAAATGACCTATAGTAAATACGAAATGAAAGATGGCAGCTTTAGTCTATTTAAGAACGACAAAAAGCTCACAGATAAACACCCTGATTACAAGGGATCTATTAAGATTAACGGAGTTGAGCATTGGTTTGATGCCTGGCTAAAGGAAGGCAAGAAGGGAAAGTTCTTATCGGGTCGTATTGGTGATCCGAAACAGAAAGGTTTTACCCCCAAGGGCGATGATGAGATGCCCAAGATTAACGATGATGATTTTGCTTTCTAGGGGAAAACCATGAAAAAGATTGCTATAGGATTGGTAACATATATGTTACTAGGTAGTGCGTATGCTTGTCAGACACAGACACTTATTGTCGGTGGTAAGCTACAAGTATGTACAATTTGTGGTTCTGTAGTTAGTTGTATGTAACCCCCGATGAGATCGGCATTAGTAGCGCAATGCTACACCCTTTCAAGGAGTGCCACCCCCCTACCGATCAGGGTGGCTTTATGACCTTCCAAAAAGACTTACAGAGGGGTTTGGAGATAGAGGAAAGGGTCTTGGCTATCCTACGCAAGAAATACCCTTGTGCGACCCTTGTAAACGCTTTTAAGGGGTACGATATATGGATACCAGAGATAGATAAGGCAGTAGAGGTAAAGTTTGACCCTATGAGCCAAAGAACAGGCAATATCGTTGTAGAGATAGAGATGTATGGGAAAGACTCGGGCTTAATGGCTACCCAAGCTGATTACTGGGTTTTCTACGATGGACAGATGTTTGTCATCATGCCAGTCAAGCACATATTTAAGTGCATCTTCCTGAGTAAACTACAGTATGTAGAATTTATAGGGGAGGGGGATAGTCAGATCAAAAAGGCATTTTTAGTAGATAAGAACACCCTGTTTAAGTATGGCAAGATATTATGAGAGGTATAAGGCTCTTTCGTCTTTGCGTCTAGTAGTAAGTCCTTTTAATTCTTTACCACCGGCTTTATTCCACTTTAGAAACTCCTCGGCAGCACCATCAAACTCACCTCGGTTGTGTTTCATCCGAAGGGTAGAATTTTGGAGATTACCGAGTCCAACATTGAAGGCGAAAGACACAAGTGCGCCAAACCGACCAGGAGTAAGCCCACTAGGACATAATCGTTGAACTCCGCTTTCAAACCTCGCCAAATCTTTTGCAAGAATTTCATCTACTTCTCCCATCGTTAAGGTTCTATCCCATCCGCTAGGAATGGGCAGAGCCTTTCGTTCTGCTAGTGGTACTCTAGCATGGTTAGGATCTATAACATGACCGACACCAACAGTCCAAAGCAATGCAGGGCATTGGTAAGGTTTAAATCGAATTCCCTCGTGATGGGAAATCATGTCTAATACTTTTTTATCAATCACTTTTTGAAAGCCTGTGTACCGAACCAAAAGGAAACAACGGATGCCCAAATAATCTGAGTCTCATCATCCCACAAGAGATTGAGAGCTACATCAAATGGCACATCTTTATGGAAAGCAAACCAAAATCCAAATACTTCTACAAAGGCAAACATAAGGAATAGACCATAAGTAATTGCCGGTCTAACCATCGCCCTAGCGTTAGTTACCCATTGTGCAGCACCTTTACCAATTTCTATATCGTGTGCGTACAAGGATTGTCTTTCTTGCACTTGGGTTTGCATAGCAACTTGCTCTGTTCTTATTTCTTCTACACGAGCTTGTGCAGCGTAACCTTTTTCTAACAACTCCATCTCTCTTTCGGTCTGGAGTCTTGCAAGTTCTAATTCGTGTTTCTTGTCGGATTTGTCTTGGAAGAATCCTAATAGACTAGGTAATCCACCAGTAAGAAAAGAAATAAGAGTGGTAAATAAAGTAATCATTTAATGCCCCAAGTTAGATACCAAGCGATGACCGCAGCCAACGCATAACACATCCACATAACTCGCCTAACTTCTGCCAGATCTTTCCTAAACTCATTTTCTATTTCCTTTTCTTGTTTTTCAATCTTTGCTTTAATGGTTTCTACTTCTGACCATCGTTTTTGACCATGATTTTTCACAAAATCTTTCTTGACCTGTTCTTCTTTTATTCTTATATCTTCTTGTTTTTGCCATTGGATCATGGCTCGTTTGAAATACTGCTCTTTTACTACTTCTGCTTCTCTAATCTGCCTTCTGCGTTCTAAGGCTTTTTGTTGTGCTACCGATGCTGCTTCTTTCTGGACATCCTCGATAGATGCACCAATAGCCTTGCCTGCCTCTTTGCCTGTCTTTACGCTTTCGCTAAATGACTTTGCACCCTCTAAAAACCCAAATTGATCGGACATAGTTCATAGGCTTAATTTAATTTCAAAACAAGAGCAAGTAGAATAGCAATAATAAAACCAGCAGAACCAATTAGGATCTGTTCTAAGCGTTTTAACCTAGCATTGATACCTGTATAGCGTTCAGCACAGACTGCCTCGTGAGCAGATAGGGCTGCCTCGTTCTTATCTACTAAATCAATCATTATTATTCTTTCTCTAAAGATTCTTTTAGCATCTTCAAAAACGCATCTTTGCCAACTTGTAGTTGTTGCGCTTGAAACTGCGTAGAGGCTAGTTTTCTATCAAGGTCGAGGCAATGGTTTGTGAGTATGACCTGTTCTTCCGTAAAGGTATTTGTGTCGTACTCTTTTCCATCAATCGTAATGGGTTTCGCTTGTTTTTCGCCCATGTCGTTCTCCTAAAAATAAGCCTGAAAGGGCAGGCTTTTACCCTATTACCAAGGCAAACCGCTTTCTTGCACAGGATTCTTTTGTGCATCAATCTGTGCTGTCAAAGCAGCTTCTACAGTATCTTTACCGAGAGATGTTTGAACCCATCCTACTACAATATCTTTCGTTAGTTGATTGTAGGGAGTAAAACTACCTTCTTCTGTATAGCCAACTGTTCCGTATGTAGAAGCAGTAAAGTCTCCATCTACAGCAGAAACTGTGTAGTGAACTGTTGTTACAAATCCATCAGATGCTTTGCGATCCATCTGTACTACATCCCAATTAAATTCCATTTACTTCTCCTTTTTAACAAGCCATTAATACACAAGGCACACAGTAAGAACCATCTGCGTATGTGCAAGTTACATGATTAGAAGTTACTTTAGCGACAGTGCTACTTCTGCGAATGTCATCGCCTTGTGGTTTAGCAGTTCCATCACCAGCCGACATTAACAAATTGCCTTTTGCAACTACGACACCTTCTGCAATACGAATAATCATATCGCCTGTCATAGCAATATTCATATCATCGCTGTTGCAATCTTCATCTCTAGTCCAGTTTACAAACACACCAGCCACATTAGTATCACCTTCAACATCTGATACTTTCATTTTGTTTAGCTGTTCATTTGGCAACTGTTCGCCATCTTTAGTCCAAACACACATATCGTCAAGGTTAGACATGACTGTGCCTTTTAATAGGGTATCGTCTTTTTGGTTGCTCGGTAATTGCGACCAACGAGATAAATGTCCACCATTATAAGAAACAGTTGTTCCTGATACAGAAATATTACCTTCGGTTGAATCTGCTTGTCTAAAAGTAATTAGCTCACCATCAGATGTTTGTCTATTTACAAAAATTACTGAATGAGTTGAAGTGCTTGATGTGTTTGTAACACCTAAATAGAAAAAGCCACTACCAGAATTAGTAAACTGTCCACCTAATGTTGTAGTATCACTAGAAGTTTTTCCTATACATACATCACCACCAGAGGTAATACGCATCCGTTCTGTTGAACTGGTAATAAATTGTAAAATATTAGCATCGTATCCAGCAAGTTGTGTTGTGCCTGAGTTCCATGACATTCCATAACCATTTGTCATAGCTACTATTTTTGAAGCAAGGGTTAAACTGTTTGCCAATGGACTACTAGTACCAATCCCAACATTACCTGAGCTATCAATTCTCATTGACTCAACACCACCTTCTGTAAAGGCAATAGTGTCTGCCGCAGGGAAGAACATACCTGTGTTGGTATCGCCTGTAGTAGTAATAGAAGGTAAAGCTACTGTGCCAGCTTGGACTGTCGTAACGCCTGTGGCTTCTAGCGTAGTGAACTTACCAGCCGCTGCTGTAGTTCCACCAATCGCTGTGCTGTTGATAGTGCCACCTGTAATAGTTGCACCAGAGCTAGAGAATGTGTTAGAAGTTACTGTAGTACCTGTAATAGATCCACCAGTAACAACGATAGAGGTAAATGTAACACCAGTAATCGTGCCACCTGTAATCTTAGGTGCAGTCATGGTATATGTGCCATCACGAATACCATCTCCACAGTCTCGGATCTGTGCCATCATATCGCGCATAGTATCGTTTACTGCGGATGGAAGCATCCCCTCTGGTGCGCCATCTGGAGGAGTAGCTGTGTTATTAGCAGGGGTTAGAGAATACTTTGTATATGCCATGATTTTCCTTACTGTTGTTCTGTTTGAAATTCACCAGATAATAAGCCTCTTAGTCCTGTAACTGGTACATTATAAGTTCTTGGCTGGAGTTCTGGCATCCTTCCAAGGCGCATTTGTGCTGCTAAATTTTCTATTGCTGATCTACGCATTGCTTCTGCACCAGTTCTTGCTGCTCCTGCTCCTGCTGCCAATGGAATACCGACATAAGGATTTGCATAAGAACCAGCACCGGCTACTGCACCAGACACAACACCTGTAGGAGCAAACTTTCCATAAAATCTCAATAGATTTTGAAATGTGCCACCATTAGCAGCCTTAACAATTTGTTCCTGTTCTTGTTTAGTAAACAGGCGCATCTTTTTGTCATTTTTGGCTAATTGTCTTAACTGTTTAGCCATTGAATTTTCTTCGCCTGAAGCAGTAAATTGCGTTCTGTCAAGTTTTGCATTTTCTAACATATCTTCAAAAACTTCTGATTTTTTAAGTTTGCTATACGATGCTCTTGCATCTTTCCAAAGTTGTAGAGATTCTTTATTCCCACTAATAATTGCTGATTCAGGTGCATTTAAAATTGTGTCGTCAAATTCATCTTTAAGAATAGTAGCTAATCTTCTTTCGTCTGGGTCATTACTTTTTTGTGCGCCTTGAATCATCTTTCTTAAAGACTGTAATTCTGTAAAGTCTTTTGGTGTAGAAGTATTTACTGCTTCCTCTAAAGCAGATGCAATTTTAGGATAGGCTTTTGGTGTATATCCTTCTGTGCGTAAATCCTTGCCAATTTTGTCCATTCTGTTGATAAAAGTATCCGATTGGAATAAAACACCAGATTCAGATGCTTTATTAAACAGATTTGTAGACTCTTGTGCTAATTGTTCTGCTGTTGGTGCGCCTGTAGCCTTGCGAGTAGCTGTCATGCCAAATGGGGCAGCAGTAGTAACTCCAGCAATCATACCTGCTAGTGGGCTACCTGTAGCCTCTGTAACATATTGAGCAGTAGCAGCCGATGGTGCAGATGCAGCAACCTGTGCTTTAGGAGCTTCTGCCAAACGCTTAGACACTTCTCTTGTAACAGGGCTAACTGCTTGTTGTCCTAATTTCATAAGAGCAGGCAATTGGGCTAATGTAGAACTAATACCGCCTGCGCCTGCCTCAATCATTCTTTCACCACGACTTTGTGGTTCTGCAAGACCCATTTGTGTCATTGCTTGGCTTGCTACTTGGCTAGGCATTTGTAGACGAGGAATATCTGTACCAGCAACCTTGTTTACACCGCCTGAAATCATGTTTACAAGCGTATTTAAAGCATCGCCAATAGGTAAAGCCATAGAACCGACTAATGCGCCTGGTGCACCTCCTACTGCGCCTCCAGCAACTGCGCCTGGAACTGTTTGAGCCATGCCTCTAGTAACAATTTCTGCTGTACGAGCCATAGTGCCTTTTTCTTTTTTAGGCTCTACATTTGCTTCATCGTACAGTTTTTTAGCAGCCTTGTTTATATCGGCTTCTGACATAGAGTCAGGAAACTCTACTTGCCCTACTTTTGGGATGTCAATAATCATTCTACTTTTCCTGTAGCTGGATTAAATCTTTTAATATTGCCTTGCTTCATTGGTTGTATAGGATTTACCCTATAAATTTCAACAACATCTTTTAGATCAGGGTTTCTACCTATTATGTCTAATTTTCTGTTGTATTCACTAATACTATATTCAGCAACTCGTTTTGATGCATTAGCAATTTGTCTAATTTCAGCAGGAGTTAAACTGTCAATATCACCAGAAAATGCTTTTTCAGCCAATTTTCCTTCGCTTTCAGTAATAGCACCTTCACCACGCATTGATTTACGACCTTGTAGCGTAAGTTCAGCAAAACCACGAATGGCTTGACGAGTGTTGGCAATGGTTTCTGCTGTATCTTTGCCTGTAACTCCTAAAACCTGACCAAATTGTGCAAGTCTTAATTGAGGTGTTGCAAATGTACCAGCAATAATCTTGCCAGTATCAACTGCACCAATAACTCGATCTGCTGCATCAATCTGTATATTTGCACCTTGAGCTTGAATATTTGCATCCTTTAACATACCTCCTACTTGTGCAGCAACTCCCTCACCTGTTTTAACAGTTACATTTGTTCCAGGTGTTTTCTTTGCCAAATAGTCTGTAAAAGATCCTTTAAATCCATTTCTAACTGCATATTCATATTCTTGAACAGAAGCTGGTGTTTTATCTTCTTTAGATAGCATTTTTGCAGCCTCTAAAGGACTTTCAAATGCTGCTGCTGCAATTAACTTATCTAAATTAACAGATGTGCGTGTTGGCAAATTAGGATTAGACATTAATGCACCAGCAGTAATATTTGCTCCTTCTGTGCCAAAATCTGCAGTTTGATTTTGCAACATTTGCAATTGCGATCCTTCTCCTGTAGCCATAGGAATAGGTACAGGAGTCTGTGTAATTGCGCCTCTAGCCATCTCTTGTGCTTGACGCTTACGCTTAAAGTCCTCTAACTGCATACCAGTAACCATCTGCTTTAGCGTTCTGTCAAACGATTGGTTATAGCCTTCCATGCCAGCGCCTAATGCACTAGCTATAGCTTGTTGTGTGCTTATAGGTTGTGCTGTTCTACCAGACTGAGCTAGTAAAGCAATAGCAGAGTTTAACAATGCGTTCTGAGATGCGTTAGACCTCATCCGTTGCGTTTCTTCTGGACTAATAAAAGCAGAATAGTCTGGTTGCTGACCAAATAGAGTTGATAGATCAATTGCCATGTTTTATCCTAGTAAAGAATTTGGATTTCTCTGTGCCATTCTTGGCTGTAGTAGGTTATACAAACCTGAGTAATCTACACCACCATAAGGATTGGTTTGTCTGCCACCAATCATCATCTGTTGTTGCTGTGGCTGTGGTTGTTGTTGCTGACCTAATAAACCGCTTGCCATTCTTGCGCCTTGCATAATCTGTGATGCACTTAATCCTTTTGCTGGCAATGTATTAGCCATTGATGTAAGACCTGTCCCTGCTAGTTCTGCTGGAGTATAAGAATAAGCGATTGCTTGTGCAATGGCTTCTTCTGACATACCACTTGCAGCTAATTGAGCCATGTCTTGTGCTACAAAAGAATCTATACCAGATGCTGTTAAGTTTTGTGCAATAGCACTTTCGCTTAATCCTTGTGATGCTAAGTTTGCTGCATCAAATGCGCCTGTTAGTGTGGCTGCTTCTGCTGCTGCTGTAACCCCACCTAATGTTGCAGTTCCTGCTGCTAATCCTGTGTTTGCTGCGCCTACCATTCCTGCTGTAGTTGCACCTTCTGCGATGGCTGCTGCTTCTAACGCTGCTGCTGCCTCGGCTGCTGCTGCTGCTTCTGCACCGCCTGCTAATGCTGCAAGTTCTGGTGCTATATATGGTGCTGCAACTGCTCCTACTGTAACCCATCCACCAGGTATCTCACGACCTACAAATTTGTCTACTTCTGCTAATGCATTACCAGTTCCTTGAACTAAATCCTCTGCTGCTCCAAGAATACCACCGCCACCTCCAGATGTACCTAAAACATCAGAAATTGGGTCTGTAATAGCAGAAATTGGATTAAACCCACCACCGCCTTGTGGCTTGATCTTTCTATCGCCAATATGCTCAAAAGCACCTTGTGGCAGATCAGGAATATCCATCAATGCACAGGCTCGGTTATTAAATCTCATAGTTTATATTCCACTAATATTTGTTTATTGGCAAATCCGATTCGTTTCCATAATCTTGCTACCGATTCTCTTGCATATCCTTGAATTTTAGTAGCACCCATGCTTTTTAACAAAGCCTTAAACTTATCAGAAGTCTCTCTGCTACTGATAAATTTACCGCCTATTGCTGTTACAAATGCAATTCTGTCGTTTGGATAGTTTGCAAAAGTAACTACTACAGCACCACATAACTTTTGATTTTCTTCTACAACAAACAATGTCCATGACCCATTAGCTATAAACACTTTTAATTGGTCAATATTAAATTCTTCTACACCGCCTAAATCTAATGCTGGTTGTAGGTATTTTTCTATCTCCACCCAATGTTGGTGAAGATACGCAACATTGAGAGGAAATACATTCATCAGAAGTAACCGCCTCCTAATAGACCACCACCAATTGCACCTAAAGCACCACCAGCAGCGCCACCATAACCACCTAAGAAACTAGATGGCAACATACTTCCAAGTGCATAACCGCCTAGACCGCCTGCTAAACCACCACCTAATGCGCCAATAGTTCTGTTGCCTGAAAACTGTGGTTGTGCAGCAGGAGTACCAAACGATCCAAGAGGCGATCCATAAACAGACGATAGATAGCCAGACAATTGTTGATATGGCAACTGTTGCTCGAAAGCATAACGAGACATTTGTTCTTGTAGAGGTTGTGCAGCAATTGCCTCTCTTTGTGCGCCAATTTGGGCTAATGTCTGTGATGGTAGGAACTGCTGACCATAAATCTGTGGTGCAGCTTGTGCCAAACTTGCCAATTGCAACGCTGCTTGCTGTTGTAAGCCTCTTTCCTGTTGGTATTGTTGTCCTGCAATATTGGATGTAATATCCCCTAAAGACCGCCCATAAGCCTCTGTAGCAGTTCCCAATGCTCTTTCCATACTACCACTACCCAAACGACCAGACTTGCTGTAAAGGCTTGAAATGCCTGGCAATACAGCTTGGCTAAATTGCTGTGTAAGTGGGCGAGTAGCTGCCTCCATCATTTGTGCTTGATACGGATTAGCGTTTAGATACTGTCCTGCTGCTGTACCACTAAGACCACCCAAAGACTGCATATAAGCACCTTGAGCAGCTTGCAAAGGAAATGATGCTTGTCTTGCAATGTTTTCTTGTTGTTGCAACGCAGTTAATGTTTGCTCAGATGGGCTTACATAAGTCTGACCTGGATACATGGAAGGTTGTTGGCGCAAAAACAACTCTTGTGCTTGTTTTAAACCTTCTGTTAAAAATGGGCGAATAGTTGCATCTATAGAAGATGCTTTTGGATCAGGTGCGCCAGGCTCTATAGGTGCGCTAGGTAAAAAACGAGGCGCAGTAGGAGCAGAAATTGGTCTACCAGAAGCATCAAAATTATTTATAGGATCTCTGCCTGGAGCATAAGTAGGCATTGGGTTATATCCTAATGATTGTCCAAACTGATCGTATCCAACTGGATTACCTAAACCAGCAGAATTAAATTCACCTGTTTGTGGATTTAATCTGCCACCACCAGTAGCAAAATCATTGATATTTATCGGTAGACCGCCTGCCATAATTATTCCTTTATCCTACGATGATGTATTTGTAAGTTTTGTTTGCTGTGTTATTAGAAAAATGCGTAAGTGTTGCACTTCCATTTGTTTGCGAACTGATATAAATATCATATGCTGCATTTGTATTTACATATTGCATTGTTGCTATTACGGATGGTGTTGCAGGTCTTGTTGGGCTAGATTGTGCTGCTGTTTGTTCTAATGTAACCCCTGTATTTTCTGTTCGCCATACAATTTCTACATAATCATTTGCTGCAAGTTCTACAAAGTAATTCATAGCTGCAATAACATGACCAAAAATACTTGCACTTTTTCTTGCTGGCACAGTAAATATACTGTTTGATCCTGTAATATTAGTGCCATTTTTTCTAAACCAAATGTCTACATCATGCTGTGCATTATCTGTATTTTCTAACTGCACACTAAATTGCACATTGTAAATACCAGCATTTCTAACATTCATCCTAGAACTATTAGATAAATAAACACCATTAGAAAAATCTGTAGTGTTAAATGTCATTGGATACGCAGTAGTAGTGCTTGCTGCTGTTTGGTCTGTAGAGTCTTGGAAAGCTCCATAAGGAACTTGGTTTACAAGACTATTAGCAGAACTTGGTGCTAACAATATAACTGAATCTATACCAATCCGAGCATCTGTAATCGTGGTAGTTGTTACATTTCCTGTCGCTAGAGTTACAGACCCTGTATTGTTTGTCTTACCATTCATAATCCCATTGACTACCTCGGCTACTCCACGAGGATCGCTACCAAATGGGGGTAATGCTCTAAACATTATCTAGTTCCTAAAGGGCTTAAATCTATGTCCATTCCGACTGCGGATGTCCAACTACCTGTAGGAGTTAATTGTAGACGATGATAGCGACCAACACCACGCACAGACACTCTATTTTCGGCATCTGCTGCTGTTTGTGATCCAAATACTGTGGACTCTGTTAAAAGCCTACGAGATAGCAAAGCCACGCTACCAGAGCCACCCTCAACAGTAGGTTTTACTAATGTAATAGATGAGGTAGATCCTGGCACTTCTATATCACCTGTTTCTATGTAAGCTGTAGCGTTAGCACCTGAAAAGGTAACAATCTTTGCACCATCTACACCGGCTAACAGCAGTCTGCCACCAAGCCAAAGTCGGCTATCAAAGCTAGTCAAAATGGTGTCTAGGTTTCCATAGACATCCATGCCTTCTAAAGTAACGGCAGGAGTAGAGGTAGATGCAATTCTGTCTACAGTAGTTGTTCCGCTAGTCCAACGCTGTGTTTGATAGTTGTAGATTAAAAGACTATCCACAGTAGCTGAACTATTAGAGGCATATGCCCAAATAATTAACTTCTTTGTTGGGTCTACCGCAGCAGACATAAGGTATAAAGTACCTTCATCTACATTATCAAAGAAGAACCTGTTTACTTTCTCATTTCCGATTGGAACTACATTTTGTCCATCGCAGGCATAAAAGCCATCATCGCCTAAGAAGAATGTAGTACCACCATACTGTATAACTGAGTTTGCCTCGTAGCACCCTAAGTTTCTACTAATATTGTCAAACTGAAATATAAGTGGACTACCAACATAAGACATACGATGAATAGAACGATCCATTAATATCAGACCAAACTCACCACCTGTAACACCGACTATTGATCCACCATCGGGAATATCTTGGAAGTCTGCTTGGGTTGTTGCTGATGCTGTCCAAGAGGACTCGTCTCCCAACGCTGACCATTGCACTCTGTTTTGATAACTTGATTGATAGCCTGATACTACAAAGTCTCGCACTACTGTTACATATCTTGCTTCTGGTGCATCTCCTGCTAGGTTTGCAAATAAAGAAGAACTATTTAAATTAAATCCCTGTAATTTATCAAAGCCATTAGCTGCAACAATTACATTACCAAATTGCGTAAATCTAAAACGCTGATCGGTAGGAGTTGAATAGTTACCCGATTTTGACACATTGTCTAAAGACAAATCGCTAGTATCTAACTTAAATAGTTTTGTAGAGCCACCAGCAAATACAGTTGTAGCTCCTGCCGTTGTCTTGCCTGCAACAACATTGTTTAGGTTTTCGGATGCTGCTAAAGAATAATCTACAACAGTAGGCAATGCACCATACCCAACGAGTTTAGAGTAAACATTCTCTGCTCGTCTTAGACCATTAGTAATGCCTGGTTGATCTGGAGTCCACTCCCCGAAAGTTATTCTACTTATTGCCATTGTGAGTTTCCGCTAGATATATTTGACCAAGTTGTTACTGTTGGTGTTGTTCCTGTCCAAGTCTCTGAGCCTGCCGATG